GTTACAGTATTTAAAGTCAATAACTATCGAAGCAGTTAGTGGTGCTAATATTTCAGATGCAGAGTTAAGACATCTGGAAGGGCAACGATACTTAGTGGCTTTAATAGTTAAGAGGATCAACCATGCACAAAGGATAAATAAATGAGTGAAGAGCAAACTACACCAACAGAATCAGCTACAGAAACCCCAACAGAAGCTAGTGTGCCTCCCACATCTGCTGAGTCTGTAGCTGAACCAACTAGACCATCTTGGTTAAATGAAAAGTTTGAAACTGGAGAAGACTTACAAAAGTCATATGATGAACTTGCATCTAAACTTGGCAAAAGCAGAGAAGATGTAAAGAGTGAAGTTTTACAAGAACTTGAAACAGAAGCCTATGCTAATAGACCTGCTAGTGCAGGTGACTATCAGATACCTGAAATACTTGATGAAGGTGAAGCGGCAACGAATCCATTACTCAAATGGTGGGCAGATTATTCTTGGGATAATGGCTTATCACAAGAAGAGTTTAATGAAGGTATAACTAAATGGGCAGAACATAATGGTGCTAATCAACCTGATCTTGAACAAATAAAAAAAGATTTAGGCGATAATGCAAATGCAAGAGTAGAAGCTACACAGTTATTTGTTAATAAGTTTTTTCCTGAGGATCTAAGAGATGCTGTAGCAGAACTTGGCACAAGTGCAGAAGGAATAAAAGCATTAGAACTTATACAAAGATCAATGCAACAAGCACAGCCAAATAATCAAGCTACTGCTCCTGCTAAACAAACTATAGAAGATCTGATGGCAAAGATGCGAGATCCTAGATATTATGATCCTGCAAGAAGAGATAAGGCATATGTGCAAGAAGTAACTAATGGCTTCAAGGCACTTTAATGGCGAGGGTATCTATGATGGATACCCTATAGTCAAATCACATATAAAACATTTAAACTATTTGCAAAATAATATGAGAGATGCAGATGTTAGGGAGTGCATGATACATGGTGCTACTCCATTTCGTGCTTTGATGGCAGGTATTAGAGAGCCAAATGGTGAAAGTTTTACTGTTATGATTGATGGACAACCTGCATTTATCTTTGGTTGTAATCCTATTTTAGATAATATGATTGGTAAAATATGGGCATTAGGCACATATGATATATATAAAATACAAAAAAAGTTTCTTAAATGGTGTGTTCCAGTAGTAGATTATTTTCAAAATAAATATTATCAGCTAGAAAATGTAGTACCTGCTGACCATGCAAAGACATTACAATGGTTAGATTACATAGGTTTTGAAGTAATAGAACAGCCTATAATGATAAATGGTTTTGCTGTTTTGCGATTTGTACGTTGCAAAGGCGAAAAAATTTTGGTAAATAAAGAATATAGCCCAGTTTGTAGCTGATAGCCCTAACGGATAACTAGATGAAGCTAACATTGGATAACTAGATAAAATGTAACTTTAACTTTTAGTGGAGAACTGAAATGGCTAATACAATAGATACAGCCTTTATTACCCAGTTCGAGACCGAAGTGCATTTAGCTTATCAAAGAATGGGTAGTAAATTAAGAAATACTGTCCGTACTGTAGCTAACGTACAAGGAAATACAGCAAGGTTTCAGAAAATTGGTACTGGAACTGCGAGTACTAAATCTCGAAATGGACAAGTAACACCAATGGAACTAGCACATACAACTGTAGATGTAACAATGCAGGACTTCTTTGCCGCAGAGTTTATCGATAAGTTAGATGAGCTAAAGACCAATATAGATGAGAGACAAGCTGTTGCAACAAGTGCGGCGGCGGCTCTTGGAAGAAAAACTGACGAGTTGCTTTATACTGCAATGGATTCAGGTGCTAATAGTACACAGATACATGACACTAGTTCTGCTGTTGAAAAGGCAGATTTGTTAGCTGTATTTGAAACTTTTGGTACTGCAAACATTCCAGAAGATGGTGGCAGATATATTGCTATGCACCCAAAGGGATATGCTGACTTATTTAATATAACTGAGTTTGCATCATCAGACTTTGTTGGTGAGCAGAACTTACCTTTTGCAGGTGGCATGACAATGAAAGAGTTCTTAGGATTTAAGATCTTTTCTACTGCGGCTATCACAGCAGGTAAGAATATGGCATACCATACAACTGCTGTTGGTTTAGGTATCGGTGCTGATGTAAGTACAGAACTAAACTACATTGCAGAAAAAGTATCTCATTTAGCAACCTCAATGATGTCTATGGGTGCTGTTGTTATTGATAACAATGGTGTCTATGAACTCCTTGATAATAATTAATAGGAGGGTTAGATGGCTTATAGTGCAAGTGGTTTACACAGAATGGCAGGTGCTAGTGGAGTGCAGTTATTCATCTATCAATCAACAGATGCGATTGCTACTGTAAATACAGCAGGGTATTTTAATGATGCCGCAGGTATGTTGAATGTTAGAGATCTAATAATTGTTATGGACACTAATACACCAACAACACATTTCTGTACTGTTCTATCCAATACTGGATCAGTAGTTGACGTTTCAGACGGAACTGCTGTGGCAGAAACAGACGGAGATTAGGAGTAGGGGGAGCAATCCCCCTATCTTTATATGGCAAGTACAGTAGCAAATTCAGCAATAGATATAGCATCAAGAGCCTTAGTTCTTATTGGTGCAGAACCTATTACTTCATTTGACTCTTCTAGTACAGAAGCCTTAGTAGCAACTAATATGTATGAAGATACAGTTAGAGCTATGTTATCTACAGCAAGATGGCGATTTGCTACAGAACAAGCAGTTCTTAATCAATTATCAGATGTTCCTACTGGCAGATTTGATATAGCACATCAGTTACCTAGTAATCTATTAGTTTTACATGGTGTAACTATAAATGATAGATTAATAGAGTTTACAGTTTATGGTGACAAAGTATTTAGTGATAGCACTTCATCAGATACTTTAGTAGCAGACTTTACATTTAGAGCAGATGAAGTTGATTTTCCATCATACTTTTCTTTAGCATTGCAATATTCTTTGGCATCTATTTTTGCTACATCAATAGCAAGAGATGATGGTCTTATGCAGATTATGGAAACAAAAGCTAATCAGCTTATGGCAAAGGCTAGAAATATAGATGCACAACAACAGACAACAAGAAAATTAGTTACATCAAGATTTATTTCTAATAGGAGAAGTTAAATGGCTAGAGTAAGAGTGCCATTAAATAACTTTCAATTTGGAGAGATAAGTCCTTCTTTAACATCTAGGACAGATACAAAAGTATATACTAATGCAGGTGAGCAAGTTAGAAACTTTTTCATTAGATCTGAAGGTGGATTAAAAAAAAGAACTGGTACAAAAAGATTACATAACTTTGGCAGTAATCCTGCATTTACTGCATTGGCTAGTCTTAGACAAAGTGTAAGAATAGAACCTTTTATATTTTCAGATGATGAAAAATATATAATAGCATTTAGTAATACAAGGATAGAGATATTTCAAATTAGCCCTACTGATGGATCTGTGTCATCTATACAATCACTTACTGGACAATCATGGTTAGTTAATACAACATCAGCATCTTATCTTGAAGAGATTACTTTTGCACAGCAAGGTGATCTTATGTTTATATGCCATAATACTTTTCCGACAAAAATATTAGAAAGAACTGGACTTACTACATTTACTATATCTACTTTTGGGTTTGATACATCAAGAGATGGCAATGATATTTTTCAGCCATATTTTAGTTTTCAAGCATTAGGTACGACTATAACTGCAAGTGGCACAACTGGCAGTGTTACACTTACTACGTCAGCAGATTATTTTAACACAGACAGCACATCAAAACATATAGGTGTAGATCTATTGATTGGAGAAACACGATGTCGAATTACAGCAGTGGCTAGTGCAACATCTGCTACTGCAACTATAAATGGAACATTATTGCAACAACTTGAAATAGACAGTCTTAAAACTTTTGAAGGTAGTGGCACAGTTAGAGTTACAAAAGCATTGCATGGTTTAGCTGTTGGAGCATCAGTTACTTTTGAAAGAGCAGGTGCAGTAGGTGGTATAGCTAATAGTAATATAAATGGTGCAAGAACTATTACTGCTGTTCCTGATGAAAACACATTTGAATTTACAGCAGGTAGTAGTGCGACTGCCACATCTAGTGCTATAGGTGGTGGTAGTCCTCGTATTGTTACTGGTTCAGCTACTACTGAGTTTAGTGAAATGTCTTATTCTAATCTTCGAGGCTATCCTGCGGCAGTTACATTTCATCAAAATAGACTTTGGTTTGGTGGCACTTTGGCACAGCCTGATGGTATATGGGGTAGTAAATCAGGATTATTTTTTAATTTTGATGTTGCTGATGCAGAAGATAATGATGCTTTAGATCTTACTGCTAATGTGGGAGAGATATTTTCTATTAGACATTTAGTATCTAATAGAGATTTACAAATATTTACTACTGGTGCAGAGTTGTTCATTCCTACTGTTGCTAATAAACCAGTAACCCCTGCTAATGCACAGATAAGAAGACAGACACCTTTTGGTTCTAGTTTTGTAAAGCCTACTGTATTTGATGGTGCTACTTTGTTTATACAGAAAACTGGTAGTGCATTAAGAGAGTTTTTATTTACAGATGCAGAAAGTGCATATACATCTGTGGCTGTATCAGGTCTTGCTCCACATCTTATACTAGATCCAGTACAGCAAACATCTATTAAAGGTGCATTAAATAGAAGTGAGTCTTATGCTTTTCTTATAAATAATGATGGCACTATAGCTGTGTTTTATTCTGTAAGAGGAGATCAAAAAGCAGGGTGGAGTCTTTGGGATACACAAGGTCTTTGGCATAGTATTTGTGCAGTACATGAAAGATTGTTTGTAGTCTGTGCTAGAGATGATGGGTCAGGTACTACTAAATTGTTTTTAGAAGAGTTCCAAGATGATATGCCTATGGATTTTTGTGACACATTTAGTGGTAGTGCTAGTGTGTTTGGTAGTTTGACATCACACTTTAGTAATAATGCTGTAGTCAAAGCAACAAATGGTAATGATTTTTTAGG